GTGTGCCTCTCGCTGATCGTCTGCGCAGCCGGGAGTGTCCTGCCGGGGAAGGGCATCACTCCCGATCGCACCGGGTATTATGATCTGCTCAACCTCGGCGACCGGGTGGTTTATGCGGTGCGCAATGCTGTGGAGGTTGGCGAGGGGATGGTGCTCGATGAGCCCCGGATTGAGTTTGAGCCGGACAATGAGAGCATGGGCGATCTGTGGCTGGGCCTCGTCAGCTTCACCCTGCGCGCCGCCCCGGGGCCGCGGGCGGCCTGCCGGGATTTGATCTAACAAGAAAGGATGTGTATTATGGCAGAATATTTGCATGGCGCGTATGGCCAGCAGGAGGCGAGCGGCATCAGCGTCCCGGCAAAGGCGGGGACGCTGCCGGTCTACTTCGGCGTTGCACCGGTCCATCAGCTGACTGACTATACCGGGACGGTCAAAACGCCGGTTGTGCTGCGCAGCGCCTCGCAGGCCAGGGCGGCGGTCGGCTATGCGGCCGACTGGGACCTGTTTTCGCTTGGCGAGGCCCTTTACCTGCACTTTATGAGCGCCGAGCCGGTAGGCCCGATTGCAGTGGTCAACCTTCTCGATCCGGATGTGCACCGGACCGAGAGCCAGACGACCAAAAACGTGACTTTTGTAGGCGGCAGGGCCGAAATCCCGACCAAAACGGCGATCCTCAAGACGGTCGCGGTGGATGGGCAGACCGGGGTGACGGCCGCCTATTCGGAGGATGGGGCGGCGCTGGTCCTGACCGATCCGGAGGGGGCTCTCTCGGGCAGTCAGAGTGTGAGCTATTACGAGGTTGACACCACCGCGCTGGCGGCCGCGGTTTCCAGCGATTTTGCCGGGATGATCGCGGCGGCCGCCCCGCTGGTTTATGAGATCGCGGGCACGCCGCCCTCGATTTTCTGCGCGCCGGGGCACAGTGCCGCGGCGGATGTCGACACTGCGCTCAAAAATGCGGCGCGGAAGATCAACGGACATTGGAACGCCTTTGTCTACTCGGATCTGGACTGCTCCACCGCCGACACCGTTGACAAGGCGATTGCGGCCAAGGCGAGCGCCCTACACAACGATGCAAGAGAGTGCCCCTGCTGGCCGGTCTTTGGCGACGGGACGCGCTGGTATCATGGATCGGCGCTGTCGGTCTACCGGGCAATGCTGGTCGATCTCGCAAACGGCAATGTGCCGTATGAGACGGCCTCCAATAAGGAGATCCCGATCACCGGGGTATATACCGGCAGCGCCGGGAACTATACCCCGCTGCGGCTCGACAAGCAGGAGGCCGACCGGCTCAACTCCAAGGGCATCCGCACCGCGATCTTTTGGGGCGGGAGCTGGCGGCTCTGGGGGCCTCATACCGGGGCGTATGACTTTAACGCCTTCAACGCGGCGGAGGAGATCTTTGACTGCTCGGTGCGGATGGCGCTCTATCTCGGCAATCAGTTTGCCCTGTCCTACGGCGATGAGGTGGACAAGCCGATGCACCGGGCGCGGATCGATCAGATCCTCGACAGGGAGCAGGAGCGTCTCGACGCCCTGGTCAACGACGGGGCGCTGCTCTACGGCAGGATCGAGTTTAACGAGGATGCAAACCCCGACTCCGACCTGATCTCCGGCCAGTTTACCTTTGAGACCCGCTACACCAGCACGCCGGCGGGCCGCGCGATTATCAACCGCTACCGCTATACCACGACCGGGCTGCAGGCCCTGACCTCGGGAGGTGAATCCGAATGAGTAAGTCCACTGTGGTCATTGCCGACCGTCTGCTCTGCGACGACCGGGACATCGGCGATTATGTCAAGCTGACCCTGCCCGAGCTCAAGTGGAAAACCGACACGATGACCGGCGCCGGAATCGGCGGCGACATCGACGTGCCGCTCTACGGGCTGGCCGAGGCGATGAGCTGTCAGATCGATCTGCGTTCGGTTAGCGCGGAAAACGCCGCGCTGGTGATGACGCCGGGCACGCACAAGATCGAGGCCCGGTTTAACCGCAACGTCATGAAATCGGACGGCAGCGTGATCAAGGCCGGGACCAAGGTGTTTATGACCGGGTTTTCGGCCGGGCTTTCGGCCGGAAGCGTCCAGCGCGGCAGCGCGATGGAGGGCAACGCCTCTCTCTCGGTCTACCGTTACCGCTGGGTCGAGGACGGGCAGGAGCTCTTTTTGGTTGATCAGGTCAGCCAAAAAGTGAAGGTCAAGGGCAGGGATTACTCCGATGCGCTGCAGGTATAAAGAGAGGATGACGGAAATGGAACTCGCGAAACAGCCCGAGGTGCTCAAGCTCACCCGGCCGATCTATATCAACGGGGAGGAGGTCGGCGAGATCGCCTATGATTTCGAAGCGCTGACCGCCGCCGACAAGCTGAGCGTGACCCCGGAGATGCTGCAGCTTGGATTTCAGATGGGGAGCATTGAGGAGTATGACTCCAACTATCACTTTTTCCTCTTTGCAAAGGCCGCCGAGAGGGCAAGCGGCGGTAAGGTGACCGCCGCCGACCTGCTGCGGCTTTCGGCAAGGGACTGCGCCGCTGCCGGGAGGCTTGCCAAGTCTTTTTTCTTCCTCTGAGGATTTCGGATGCCGAGCTGCGCAGCTGGATTGTGCAGCTGAGCATCGGCAGCTCCAATCCGATCGCGTGGTTCCTCTCGCTGCCGCTCTCCGAGCTGTGGCAGTGGGGCGAGGCGGTCAACCACGCGCTTGAGACGATGAGAGAGGTGACGGATTTTGGCTAGTGCAAAGGAGCTCAAGGCTCTGATTACCCTTTCCGGCAAGCTCGACCCGAGCTTGCAAAAGGCGTTGCTTACCGCCGCCGGTCAAACCAAAAGGTTTACCGGGCAGGTGGGGCTGCTTGGGCTGGCCGGCAATGCGGCCAAGAGCGGGCTCCTCAAGCTGGCCGGGGGGGTCATGCAGTCCAACACTGGGCTCGGCGCGATGATGCGCTCCGGCAAATCGGCAATCGCCGGCATGAGCAAATTTACAAAAGAAAACAAGGTCGCTTCGGCGGCGCTTGTGAGCCTGCGCAAGGCCGGCAGCGGAACGATGGGTGTGCTGCAGAAGGGCGCGAAATTTGCCGCTGTGGGGATGGCGGGGCTTGCCGCCGCCGGCGTTGTCGCGCTGGGAGCGGTCGCGGCCAAGGGGGTGCAGGTCGCGTCCGACCTGCAGGAGGTCCAAAACGTCGTTGACGTAACCTTCGGGGAGCAGGGCTCCCAAAAGATCAACGGCTGGAGCCAAAGCCTGCTCAATGCCTACGGTCTGTCCGAGCTTGCGGCCAAAAAGTATTCCTCGACGCTGGGCGCGATGCTCAAGTCGTCGGGGATGGCCGATGAGCAGACGATGCAGATGAGCCAAAACCTGACCATGCTGGCCGGGGATATGGCATCTTTCTATAACCTCGACAGCGAGACGGCCTTTGAAAAGCTGCGCTCCGGCATCTCTGGAGAGACCGAGCCGCTCAAGCAGCTGGGCATCAACATGTCGGTTGCCAATCTGCAGGCCTACGCCATGAGCCAGGGAATTAAAAAATCCTACGGCGAGATGAGCCAGGCCGAGCAGACCGCCCTGCGCTATAACTACATCATGCAGGCGACCTCCGACGCGCAGGGGGATTTCTCCCGGACCTCGGGCAGCTTCGCAAACCAGCAAAAGCTGCTACGTGAGAACTTTTCGCAGCTCGCCGGCAAGATCATGACTGGGGTTCTCCCCGCGCTGGCCAAGCTGATGCAGGTGGGCAATCAGGCGATGGCCAGTGTGGATACCGAGCTGCTGAGCAGCATTGTAAATTCGGTCGCCGATCTGCTGGTCAACCTTGCACCGATCGGGGAGGCGGTGCTCCCGCTGATCTCCACGACACTCGGGACGCTGCTGCCCCCGCTGGTCGAGCTGGTCAAGATCGTGGTCCCGCCGCTGACCAAGCTGCTGGAGCTGATCGTCGGCAAGGCGAGCCAAGGCATTGCAAAGCTCGGCGAGCTGTTAAACGCCGGGGTCGGCTGGATCAAAGGCAAGGTTGGCGGCGGGGAGCCTGCCGCCGATGTCCCGCAATTCGCACGCGGCGGCTTCTCGGACCGCCCGGCGATCTTTGGAGAGGCCGCGATCCCGATCCGGCCGGGCAGCAGGCGGAGTCTGTCGCTGCTTTCCCGGACCGCCGAGCTGCTCGGCGTCCGCTTTGGCTCGACGGTGATCAATTACCGCCCGGTCATCCGGGGCGGTAAGGCGTCTGAGATCCAGGATGTCCTGCGCCGGCACAGTCAGGAGCTTGCCGAGATGCTGGACGCCCGCGACAACCGGAGGAGGCGGCTGAGCTTTGACCCCTGATGACCAACTGTACTATATCACTGCTGCGGGCGATACCTTTGACATGATCGCCCTCGATTATTACAACGATGAGCACCTCTCGGCGGTGATCGCCGAGGCAAACCCCGACTATGCCGGGGTAATCGTTTTTGACGCCGGGGTGCGGCTGACGATCCCGGTGATCGGGCAGGCGGCTGCCTCCTCGCTGCCGCCCTGGAAGAGGGGGCTTTGAGATGGCGATGCATCTCTACTTTGAGGGGGCGGACATCACCGCTTCGGTGGGGATTTCCTCCGCCTCGATTATAGACGGCGCGGGCGGGCAGCTCGACAGTGTGGAGGTCGCCTTTGCGGATACCCGGGGCGACTGGTCCCGCTGGCAGCCCCAGCCC